GTGTATAGTAGTTGTACCTTTCCAATCTAACTTGATTGTATTGGGTTCTTGCTTTTTCACGCAAAAGAGTAATCGTATTATAGACAGTATAATACTTGGAATGTAATTGAGGAATTTTTAGTGATTCATCATGTAGGTTATCAGGATCAATGGTAGAGTCATTCTGCCACATCTCCTGAATTTTGTCAAGATTCATAAAGGTGTACGTCCGTCAGCTGCAACTATATTATACACAGTATACTTGAAAGTTGCCTCTGCTGTAAAGTACTGTATATCCGTAGCATCAGCTTCAAACTCTAAAGAAGTTAAATTTATTGGAAATAATTCTGAAAATTTTACAATAGCAATATCTCTATAATTACTGTTCAGTATGTGTAAACTACCATCACTAAAAACTATATTAGGATCTCTTATACCATCTTCATCTATAGTTCCTTTTTTATACTGTTCTGTTGTTTCTGGATATCCTAGTGTAGTCAACCAGTTATTAATTTTCATATAATTTTCAAGATTTTCATCAACCAAAAATCTTAAGGTAAAATCACCATACTGTAACTTATCACCTGGAGTATCAATATCCTTTAAGTAACTTGGCTGCAATGCAGTACCTAAATTAATTTCAGGAATTCTAGTAGAATTGGAAAAAAAACTTACTTTAGGTTCTTTTGATAATGTAAATTTAAATCCAACAGGAGATAAAAAGTTTCTATTTTCTATCTGATTTGCAAATGCTCTTGCCATTATTCCTCAACAACAGTACTATTTTTAAATGCACCGTTTGCATTAGCAACATCTCTATTACCAATTCTTCTTGTTGTTGGTGCTACCAATGCATCAGCATCTGATTTATTAGCAAATGATTTTCTATCTGCATAATTATCAGTCCATCTATTATCTTCTTTAAAATAAACAGTAGTACCTGTTAATACACTGGTTCTTTTTATATGATATGGCATTTATTCAGTCTCCTTTCTAATTCCTAATAATGGTTTTCTGGGTTTCTTTTTATCTTCTGGTTTTTTAGCACCAACAGTATTGAATTTTGTAGTTTGTGTATTAAATTTACTTGTAGTTGCCTTATCAGAATTATTTGCTGCAGCATTTTTAGATTTTTGGTTATCTAATTGCTTTTTTCTAATATCAGTAAATCTAGATCGATTATCAGCAAATTTTCTTTTTGCAATTTCTGACCTATTTGGTGGTGGTCCTTCAGACTCTTCAGAAAACTGTTTAAAAAATTTCATTTTGCAGAAACAGATGATGAGTATTTTAGTTATTTAGACAAAAAAAGAGACCCCCGAAGGAGTCTCTTGAATAAAGGATATATTTCCTTTCTTCTTACATGAGGTTTGCAACAGTAACACGTCTGTAGTAACGGTTAGAGTTAACCTTAAGTCTACCAAGACCTTGATCTGTTCCTTCGGCAAATGGGTTCGCAACGATTCCGTAACGAGTCTTAAAGCCGATTTTTGGCTGGAAGGTGTTCTCTCCAACTGCACGAACCATCTGTAGAGGAACGTATGGGCAGTAGAACAGTCCTGCATCATAAGGTGAAGAACCTTTATATCCAACAACATAGTACTGATTACCATTGTTGCTTGGAGTATTTGATGAATAAGGGTCAATGTATACTCTATACTTACCTTGAAGTACACCAGCAAATGTATTGCCTGTGTCATCAACTTGTAGATTAGCATTAAGAGCAGGAGTGTAGTCAAGTACACCAGCCATTGTCAATGCAGAAGCAACGTCAGCAGAGCAAAGGATCATGTTACCCTTTCCACGACGAGTTCTTTGTGCGATTGCGTTAGCATCTCTTTCCATCTGGAAGATCAATCCCTTGAACTTCTCAACAGACCAACGACCATTACTGTCAACGTCTAAGTCGAATGTACCAGCAGTAGCAACGTTTTGTGCAGCACCAGTTTCAGCAACCTTGTAGATTGTTCTAATAACTTCTCTGTTGATTTCCGCAAGGATTTCAGTAGAAAGGATATTAGCAAGTTCTGCTTCAGCATTCAATCCGTGGATTGCCTTAAGGTCTTGAGCAAGCTCTAGTGAGTACTCTGCCTTTAACGCACGAGATTTCGCAGTAACTGTTACTTTCTCGATGCTGAATGCCATCTGGTTGAAACCAGCGCCTTCAGAACCTAGATTTTCAGCATCCTCTGTATCCATACCGCGACCAGTAGGATATCCTTTTTGAGTTGCATCAGTACTTGGGTTAAGTAATGAAGGATCTGATGTTGATGATCCAGTTGTACCAAAACCAACGTTGACGCCTGTTTGACCGCCTTCGTTTTGGGTATAACCTGTACCAATATCACCAGCAGCCAACGCAGTAGATACACCAGAGAATCCAGTGTCTGCTTCGTTGAATAATGCTTCTGTGCCGTCTTGTGCCTTGTAGCGTGAACGCATTGCAAAGATTAGTCCAGTAGGACCAGTCATTGGCTGAACACCTGCTAGGTCGTATGCGACCAAATTAGGCATTGAACGACGGATCAAGCTGATAAGAACAGGGTCGAAACCTGCGGTAGGACCACCAGCTGGTGCTAGTCCACCAAAACCTGAACTTGTATTACCATTTGATCCAGTGCTGTTAGTTGGAACAGCTTCTGAAAGGAATGCTCTTTCCTCTCTAATTGCGTTTTCTTGGTTCTCCAGAAGAACTGCGGTTACCATTCTACGATGAGAATCCTTAATTGGATCCAAACCATCGTAATCAAGTAATGGTGCCCACTTCTCCTGCAGATGCTCTTGATTCATAGGAGCTTGCATTTGAAATTTACCTCTTTAAAAAAAGTTTAGTTGAATTTATTATTTAAAAATCACTTTTTAGAGACTCTAGCTAGAGACTGTAAGTAAGATTCCATCGCACCAGTGACTTCTGGTGGACGACCTATTTCTGTACCTTCAGATAAATTCTCTGTATCTTCTCTTGGAGCACTAGCACTTTCTTTAAAGTATGAATTCTTTAAAGTAACTAGTTTCTCACGATAGCCTGTTTCACTTTCGAACTCAACATTTTCGGCAAGTTTAGCAAATTTATCTTTCTGTGTTACAGCAAGACCTTCTGAAACTTCTGCAAAGATTACATCTGCAGATGATTCGGCTAATCTCTTATTAAGAGCAACGTTCTTATCGATTTGCTCGTTGAGTTTATTTTCCATCTCATCTAACTTCTCAACCATACTGTTGAGAACATCATATTTTTCGTCAGGGATTTGTACATAATGATCTTCAAAAAGACCCTTCATTCCAGTTAGGAATGATTCGGTCATTTCTGTCTTAAGTCCAGACTCGATTGCTAATTTGTTTTCTGCAACCCACTCGTCAGCAACATACTCTAGGTATGCGTCAAGTCTTTCTGTAAGTTCTGTTTTAACAGCAGATACTTCTTCAACAATAGATTTCTCATACTGTTCTTCTAGCTCTGCCTTTACCTCAGAAATCTTTACCTTAATTGCCGTTTCAAAAATGGTACGTGCCTTATTTTGAAACTCTTCAGAAAGCTCTTCACCAGCAATAAGTGCATTGAGGTCTTCCTCAACATCAATCTTATCTTCGGCAACTACTTCCTCTTCAGTAGTCTCTTCTTCGGCAACAACTTCTTCAGTAGAAGTTTCTTCTTCAGAAACAACCTCTTCTTCTTTAGCTGGCTCTTCAGAAACAACCTGATCTTCAGGCTTTTCTTCCTCCTCTTTAGCTAATTTTTTAGGAGCCTCTGCTGCTTTTGCACCTTTATTAACAATATCTCTAACTTGCTTTAAAGTTGCTGCAGGATCCTTTAACTTTGCTGAATCATCATCAGACTTGTAGTTTTCAGGAGTAGGTCCACCAAGGTCTTCCCACGTAGCGGGAGTTCCACCTGTGGTTAACTTAGGCATTGGTTCTGCAGGTTTTGCACCTTTAGTAACCGCGTTTTCTTCGATGTTTTCCATTTTCTGTAAATCGTTACCAACGGACATTTTTTTTAGATCTCTTTTAGTATTAATCTGTATTTATTTATAGGATTTATAGATTTGAAAGGAAATTAGAGAATAAATCTAATTTATGTTCCTCTAATTGTTGTGTTCCTCCTAAACTATCAATCTTATCTTTAATTCTTTGTGCAGCTTGTTCACGGAGCATACCTCCTTCCCAAACCCACTCTTTTCCTTCCATGATTCCTGATACAAAAGCATCTGGAGCACTAGGATCTGCTACAATATCAGCAGCAGTTGCCAACATAAAATCTTCACCAACAATTTTATGACCTTCATTTGTAGTTGATAGAGAACCAACTCCACGAGAAGAAACACCAAGAGTTACACCTTCACCAATTAAAGATTTTGCAATCTTACCCATAGGGGTATCAAGAAGTTGTGCCTTACCAATAAAATTATTACCTTCTTGCTTAAGAGAAACAATTTTATGTGATACACGATCAAGGTTTACAGTTGGACCATCTGGATGACCAAGTTCTCCAAGAGCACGTCCTTTTTGAACAAAGGACTCATTATATCTACCAACTTCACGGGAAAGAGTGTTTATAGGATACATTCTCCCATTACGGTTTTTTATTTCACCTTGAAGGAAAACTCCTTCAATATACATTTTCTTTTTAGCACCTTTTCCTTCGGTGATAAATTTAACGCTTGAAATTTCTTCTGTGATGAGTTTCATTGTTCTTAATTAGTAAATCCTACTTTTGCACCTTTAACTGCAGCATCAGCTGCAAAAATACAATATGCATATTGCTTTTCTAGAAATTCAACAGAACCAGCTGGCATTGTAAAAGAACCAACAGCAGTTCCACTTTGAGTTTCAACAACACTTACAAGATGAGCAGAAGCAGTATCCGTATTTACTAGACGCACAACAGATGCTTCAGTAAAACTTGTTGCCGTTCCTGTTGTTGTTGGTAACGCTGCTTCTGCTCCTAAAACTAATGTTCTATGAGACATTATTCCTCCTCTGTTTGTTCTGGTTCTGGTGTCACTTCTGCTTCTGGCTCATTCTCACCAAAGACAGTTGAAGCAATTACTGGTCTTTGTGACTCAATTTTACCTGCAGATTTTGCAAACAAAACGTCTTTAATTTTATTAGTAACGTCTGAAGCAGCAGAATCTGTCGCAATCAAATCGATAATTTCATCCATTTTATTATTATATTATTATACTTTATTTATATTGCTACCTTTTTAGTATCTGTTTCAGCAGTTAATATTTTTATTTAAGATAATCCATATCTTGTTTTAAGTGCATCATAGTTCTGTTCTATTTCCGAATCTGTAAGTACTCTATCGTGAACAAGTATAACTCCAATACAACAAGAAGAGTTCAAATGATTTGATGATGCACCACCAGCCCTTAATTTCTTTGGTCCTGACGATCCATTTGCTGCTGCTGCGTCGTCTTTTTTTGTACCGTTAACCCAAAACCCCGCATAATCTTCTGATTGGTCACGGGTCATTGTATAGATAGCCCAATCAGTTTCACCTATTTCAGCATTACTATTACTATTACCACTAATCCAATTAGTTTGAAGAGCTCTTCCTCTATCACCTTGCCAATGTCCTAAGAATACTTGAGGAGAATAATCATGATTTCCAAAGGTAGCATCTTGATTTAATGTTGAGTTATACCTCGACGCAACCATAACTGTATAATCGGAATCTGAAGGACCATGCATCACAGTACTTATATCATTATCCATTTGAATATGGTTGGGACTACTATTGCTTCCTTTAGACATTGAAAATACTTTTGTTGAGGTAGCAATAGAATCATTTCCATGACTAACAGTGCCGATAAGCGTCCAATCATTGCCATTACTTGTTAAGTCATACCAAGTTGTACCACTACCACTATAACTATTAGTGTCGCCAGGATCCATATGCATTATTAGACCATTTGTAACTATTCCACCTCCAGCAGTCCAACTAGCATATTCCATCACAGGACTATAAGCAATTTTAGATGCTTTTACTGTTGCTGGTGCTATTAAGATATCATTAAACTTTTTCTCTAGATATACAACCTTTGCTGATGGGATAGTTAAATTACCTATATCACTTCCACCAGAATCTTTTCTAGTTACTATCCCAACATTAGAATCACTATTATAAACTCTAACCACTGTTGCACTACTTACCGTTGTTCCTGTTCCTAAATTAGTTTCTTGTGAGAGAATTTTCATCCTTTGTTTATAATGATATATTCCAATCTGAACCAGATAAAATGGTAGTCATTTCTGTATGACTATATGGTCCTTCCGTTCCAGATATACTAGAAATATATGATGGATTGGTACCATCCCATTTTATAAATGTCTTTGTACCATCTACACTATAAAGTAATGATTGTTTAAAGGAAGACCATGATGTATGTTCAGTAACATCAGCAGTTCCACCTGATACTTGTATCTTACTATTTACTGTAACTGTAGCAGAATTATTTCCTTCTTTATAAGTATTAATATTAAGAGTTGATGATATTACTTCATCCTCTCTTGTTACTTCACTTTTAGGAAGAATTAAATATTTTCTGTTTTCGAATGCCATATCTTTAAAATGTTATTGTTGTGTTGCTTTAAATCTAATATATGTTCCCATTACTCCCACTCCAGTAGTTGCACTACCAGAATCTAATCCCATTGTTCCTGTTATATTTGATAGATCTGCTGGTTGAACTTGGGATCGACTAGTTTGATTAACTTCATTTGTTCCATTATCACCTTCTTGAAGAATAGAGTAAGTTGTATCACTTTCTCCACTACCTTTTGTCCATGATGGATTTACATTATCAGGTGGATTACTTGCCACACCAGTTACTAATTTGGTAGAGAATTGCCAACCAGTTCCAGCTCCAGGTGGTGACACATTTAAAGGTCCAGCTGTAGTTGCACCTTCAGTATTACTATTAATAACTGCAGTATTCTGGGCAAATTCATCAACATAATCATAAGTCATAATCGAAAGAGCCCATCCACCAGCAGCATCTGATTCTCCTGAATTATTAAAACTAAAAGTGATAGATTGACTTGACCCAGATGTATTTAAATCAGCAGTTCCTGTATATAATGCTACTGCATTATAAGCTGTTTTAGCACATGCTTGATATGTTGGTGTATGTCCAGCTAAAGTAACCGTAGCATTTCCACCTTGACCACTTGGTTTAAAGAAATCCTCATAATCAGTATAACTTTCGGAACCAGTTAATCTATAACACATATGTATAAAATATACCCTCTTGCCAGATTCTGGTACAGTAGTACAAGCAGAAAGACCTTGAGTAAAGACACCATCAGTATTAGTATCAGCAACAATCACATTCCAAGAATTTGTAACACTAATCGTATTATATCCTCCTTCTGGTGGTGCACCACCATCTCCTCCAACCCAACTAGCATATTGCATCATAGGACTATAAGCAATTTTAGATGCTTTTACGGTTGATGGGGCTATTAAGGTATCATTAGATTTCTTCTCTAAATATATAACTTTTTTGGAAGGAACTGTTAAACTACCAACAGTAGACCCACCAGAATCTTTTCTGGTTACTGTTGCAGCATCAGTATCACTATTATAAGTACGTACAACCGTAGCATTATCTACAGTAATGTCTGATCCTAGATTAGTTTCTTGTGAAAGTACTTTCATTAAATTTCTGCCTTTTTAGTATCTTTTCCTAACTGTGCGTTAGTAATCCCATCTTCAATTTCAGGTTCCATTGGAACATCACCCATCATTCCCATTTCTCCTTCATCTTCTAATGGTTCACCTGTAATCGGATCAACTGAAGCGGGATCTGGAATAATTCCAGCTTCAATTTCTTTATCTATTTGTTCATCCTGCTCAATCATTTCTGCATCAGTCTGACGAAGAATCTTTCTACGAACCCATTCGGTTGAATAATACTTACCAATATAAGGTTCTATTGTAGCAAGAGTTGCTAATCTTTCATTCATCAATTCACTTTCCTTAAGTTCGGCAAATTGATTATCATATATGAAATCATATTGAATATGTTCTCTAATAGATTCCCAATCTTCTGGTGTACATATATTTTTAAGAATTAATTGAGTCTTAAGCATATCATTGAACATTTGAGCAAATCTTTTTCTCAAACGTCCTACAAATTTAGAAAACTTAAGTTCATCACGTAATATTTCTGATGAACGTCCCAAATTAAATCCACCATCTGATGCAATTCTTGATTCTGGAACACCCAATGCACGATATAATTTCTTCTGGAAGTACTCAATATCAGCAAGTTCTCCAAGGTTTTGTCCACCTGGAAGTGTTGTGATTTCAGTTCCACGACCACCTTCTCTTCTAGGTAACCAGAAATCTTCCATCATAGACATGAACTTACGATCATCTCTAACTTCACCAGTTTGTGCATTATAAACCAACTTATTTCTGTAACGATACATTACCTCTTTAAGGTATTGTTCCGCTTTAATCTTTGGTAAATTACCCACATCAATATAAAATATTCTTCTTTCAGGTGCTCTTGACATTCTGTAAATAACAAGAGAATCCTCAATCATTCTCAATTGATTAAGTGCTTTAATTGCTTTATTCAAATAAGAAAGAACAGAACCTCTATTTCTATCAATCAATCCAGATGTGCAATATGTTATTGAATCTTTTGCAATCTTAATTCCTTTACCTCCTGCTCCACCTGTTAATGCATTTGTAGGATAACTTGGTGTTGGTGTATAAACATAATACTCATCTATTTCAGGATTCAATGCTTTGGCATCATCCTCTCTATTTCCATTAACACTTATATAATCATTTTTATTCTTTTTCTTTTCCTGACGAACAAATCTTATTTTTAATGAATCAATATATCTTAAATCTTGAATACCTTCTTCTGGATGTTTTTGATCAATAACTTTTAAATATGCTAATTTACCATCCACATACCAATTTCTAAAAATTTCATGTGCCTTTCTATCAAAATCAAGTATTTCTTTTATAGTTTTAAATTCTTCTCTAATAATCTTTTTTAATTTATCACTAGCATTTAAGTTTGATAATTCTATTTCAACTGGTGAATCGTATAAGTCACTAACTATTGCTTCATTAACAACATCCTCAATAGCAGCATCCGCTTCTGGATGCATTGCCATTTCTCTATACCTTCTTATTAATTCAAATTCATTTTTATATACACCTTCAATATCTACATACTGTCCATAAAAACCACTAGAAATATAAAAGTCTGACCCGTCCTCATTTGATTGAGGTACGGGTGAGACTATAGAAGTTGATTTTTTTTCCTTATCCTCAACGGAGAATCCAAAAAGCCGTGCCATATTATAATTTTAGATATTCTTTATTATAGCACTATTTAGCTTATATCGTCACCACCAGCATTTGCAGCAGTACCTTTAAATGCTTCCCACCAGTGGACTTGCATTTCTACGGTAAACTCTTCAATAGTATCAGTTGTTTCATAACTTAAATCTATTGTTGAAATGTTGGTTGGGTAAATGTCCCAGAACTTATAAGATCTAAGAACTCCACCGTCACGATCTAACTGATGAACAGTAGCATCTTTTTGATATTGCTCTGGATCTGTAATACCAGAAGCATCATCAAGTTTGTTGATAGCATTCATCCACTTTTCAAAAGCAGAACGAATTGCAAAGTCAGCATCGTTAATGACTGTAACTGTCCATGTTTCAAAAGTTCTGTCACCAGCAACTTTTAAAATACGACCTCTGAATGGGATGTCTACTGGAGCAATAGTTGATGCTGGAAGTGCAGCAGCTTTTACTAGAAATCTTGATTTCTGTAGTACATCATTTGCTATAGCAACAGCATCTGGGAATGCTAGTTCAACCTCAAAGAGATTCGGCCTAGCACCACCACCAGATAATCTGCTCTTAAAATCACTTATTTTCCTTAATGGAATTGTGTTTACTTGTTTGCGGGATGGCATTTTTTAAACCTCTAATTAAACTTTACCGATTACTTCTTCAAATGAAACGCCAGTTCTGGTGGCAATAAATGTTAGACCAATGAAGTTGATTGACCTTGCAGGCTTAATGTATATATCTGCAAT